CCTCCTATGACCCGCAGACCAATAGCGTCACGGTCCAGCTGGACGAGCTCAAGGCCGCCGTCAATGACCTCAAGAGCGCCGCCACCGCCGCTACCCCGGTCGCCGCCGCACCGCCCGCCGTGCCCGGTCTGGAGGCCTGAAATGTTCGAGGAGAGCGATCTGCAATTCAAACCGAACTGGCCGCTGCTGATTTTGGTCGCCGTTGCGCTGCTCGCCATCGCATGCTGCGTCTGGCTCTACTTCAACCGGCCTACTACCACGCTGACCCAGACCAGGTACCAGACGCTCACCGTGGAGAAGCCGGTGGAAAAGCTGGTCAAGGTCCCGGTGATCGTCAAGGTGCCGATCATGGTCTACAGCAAGCGAGCCCTGGCCGAGGCGCTTCCTGCCGGCGCGCTCCCCCCTGAGCTGGCACCGAGCGAGGCCGCCGCCGGCACGGCAGCGCTGACCAGCGGGGTGGAGCTGGAAGGGGGCGGTCTGATCGCCAACCCCGCGCCCACCCATATCGAGGCGATCGCCAACGCTAGGGTGCCGGCCTCCGATAACGGCACCAGCGTCATCACCATCCTGGACACCCAGACCGGCGAGGCCACCATCGTCGCCCGCGAGCTTCCCGCCCCCTGGTTCGCCCTGGAGAACAAGGGGCAGCTGGGCCTTTGGTACGGCTACAACCAGCACCTCCTGCCTGCGGTACAGGCCGACGCCCAGTGGAGCTTCCTGCGTGTCAAGGAGGGGCACCTGGGGCTCCGGCTCCAGGGTAACACCGACAGCGGGCTCTACGCCGGCGCCGGTCTGCTCTACAAGTGGTGACCTGATGGCGCCCGACGAGATGGACCTGGTGCAGGAACATACGGCGCAATTCAACGATGATGCCCTGGCGGAGTGCTTCCGCCGGGGCATCCGGAACGCCATGAACGCCCCGACGCACTGTATCAATTGCGACGAGGAGATCCCGGAGGCGCGCCGAAAGGCGGCGCCGGGGTGCGACCGCTGCATCGTCTGCCAGACAGACTACGAACTCTTAGCCCACTGGAGGTAGGCAATGCACTACGAAGCTATGCGGTTCTGGCTGGAAGTCCTGATTCTGGTGTTTACCACCCTGGTCAACCCCTTTTTCACCTGGTGGCGCACCCGGGAAAAGGTCGCCAACAATCATATTGCTGAGTTGGGCAAACGGATCGGGGCCATCGAGAGCGACAAGAAGACCGACAACAACCGCACCGGCGAGTTCTCCAAACAGCTGGAGCAGATCAAGGAAACCGACGAAAAACGCACCGGCGAGTTCAAAAGCCAGATGGAGCTGATTAAGGCCGACTTCTCCTCCATCAAGATGCAGTTGGTGAGTATCTCGGGCGAGGTGAAGCACCCGCCCAGCTGCCTGCACCACCAGGGCTTCGAGGACCGTCTGGACGACATGAACGGTTCCATAAAGAAGCTGGAAGGGACCTTTGAAGGGCGCATGAAGGGGATTGGCAGCGCCCTGGACATGATACAGCAGCACCTGATCAGCGGAGGGAAGTAATGTCTTTTTCCGATCTCATGACCGAAGACGAGCGGCTGGTGATCCTGCGCGCCCTGGAGCAGGACACCAGCGGCTACAGCGCCAACGAGTCGATCATCCACGCCATCCTCGGCGAGTTCGCCCACCGGGTGAGCCGCGACCGGGTCCGGACCCAGCTGGCCTGGCTCCAGGAGCAGGGGCTCCTGAAGGTCAGGGAGGTGGCCGGTTGCCAGATCGCCACGCTGACCTCCCGCGGCATCGACGTCGCCACCGGCAACATCATCGTGCCCGGCGTCAAGCGTCCGCGGCCCAGGGACTGACATGGGCAAGCGCGCCGAGAAAGAGCAGCAGGCGATAAACCTGTACGCGGGCGGTTCCGAGATCCCGGCGATCGCCAGGGAGCTGGAGGTCTCCGAGAATTCCCTGCGCGAGTGGCGCAAGCGTGCCGGCAGCGAGTGGGACGACGCCCGCGCCTCGGTCCGCAAGGGCGTCTTGGACAACATGGAGCAGGACGTAGGCAAACGCCTGCGCGACTCCCGGATCATCGCCGCCGCCCTGGGCGGAAAGGCGAGCCTCCAGGGGTCGAGCGACATGGGGCAGGCCGTCAACGAGCTCTTGAGGAGTCTGCTCTGGGACATCTCCGCCAAGGTGCAGACCGCCGGCCTGCTCGATGCCGAAGACATGGCCGCGACCATCGACCAGCTGAAGGGGCTCGCCCTCACCATCCACCGCCTGGAGTCGGCAGCCAACCTGAACCTGAAGCGCGAGAACGAGATCAGGACCGATGCCCTGCAAAAGGCGGCGGCCCAGGTCGTGAGCTCCGGCAGGAAGGGAGGCCTCAGTGACGAGGCCGCCAACGAGATCCGCATGAAGATCCTGGGCATAGGGGCTTAAGAATGGGAGAGGCGGCGCACAACATACCGGAGTTCGCCCGGGACTCGGTAACCGAGGCACCCAGGGCACCCATGGTGCTCCTGCCCTACCAGCAGCGCTGGATCGCCGACGACTCCGAGGTCAAGATCTGCGAGAAGTCGCGCCGGGTCGGCCTCTCCTGGGCGGAAGCCGCCGACGACACCCTATTCGCCGCCTCGCTTTCCGGGGACGACGTCTGGTACATCGGCTACAACATGGACATGGCCCGCGAGTTCATCAACGACTGCGGGGACTGGGCCAGGCAGTACCAGAAGGCGGCGAGCGAAGTACAAGAGATCGTCCTGGTCGACGAGGACAAGGAGATCCTGGCGCTCCGGATCAACTTCCCATCCGGCAACCGCGTCACGGCGCTCTCCTCCCGCCCCACCAACCTGCGCGGCAAGCAGGGCCGGGTGGTCATCGACGAGGCAGCATTCCACGACGACCTGGACGGGCTGATCAAGGCGGCGATCGCGCTCCTGATGTGGGGCGGCAAGGTCAGGATCATCTCCACCCATGACGGTGACGCCAACCCGTTCAACGAGCTGATCAACGAGATTCGCGCCGGCAAGGTCCCCTACAGCCTGCACCGGATCACCCTGACCGACGCCCTGGAGCAGGGGCTCTACCAGCGCATCTGCCTGAAGCTGGGGCGCGAGTGGTCCCAGGACGCGGAGGACGCCTGGCGCGCCTCCATGGTCGCCTTCTACAAGGAGCACTCCGACGAGGAGCTCTTCTGCATTCCCTCCCAGGGCAAGGGCACCTACCTGTCGCGCCAGATCATCGAGCAGTGCATGAAGTCGGGGATCCCGGTGCTGCGCTGGGGGTGCAAGCCGGAGTTCGCCACCTACCCGGACCACATCCGGAAGGCCGAGGCGCTGGACTGGTGCAAGGAGAACCTGCTCCCGCTCCTTTTGAAGCTGGACTCCAAGCGCTGCCACTACCTGGGCGAGGACTTCGCCCGCAGCGGCGACCTGACCATCATGTTCCCGCTGGCCGAGACCCAGGGGCTCAAGTATCGCGCCCCCTTCGTCCTGGAGCTGAAGAACGTCCCCTTCAAGGAGCAGGAGACCATCCTGTTCTATATCCTAGACCGGCTGCCGCGCCTAGCCGGCGTGAAGATGGACGCCCGTGGCAACGGCCAGTACCTGGCCGAGGTCGCCGTGCAGCGCTACGGGGAGAAGGTCGAGGCGGTCATGATCTCCGAGTCCTGGTACCGGGAGGAGATGCCGCGGCTCAAGGCCTTCTTCGAGGACTCCAAGATGGAGGTCCCCGAGGACCCGGACCACATGGACGATTACCGCGCCCTCAAGATGAACAAGGGGGTCGCCAAGATTCCCGATGTGGGCGGCCGCACCAAGGGCAAAGACGGCAACATGCGCCACGGCGACGCGGCGATCGCGCTCTGCATGGTGGTCTCGGCCACCCGCATGGTCATCGCGGACTACGCCTACGAGGCGGTCGGTAAGGTCCAAAAGGACCGGCCCGAAACCGATCTGGACCGTCCGGTGCGCTGTACCCAGGGCGTGAAACGCATTCAAGGAGCCTACTAGATGGCAAGCCCTTACGATTCCTCACCCGGACAGGCGCAGTTTAAGGCCGACCTGAAGATACTGGACGCCTACGGCCGCCCCATCATCCCGGAACTCTTGAACCGCGAGCTGGCCTTCCCGACCATGACCGGGGTGCGCACCATCTGGCAGGACTCGATCGCCTCGGGGCTCAACCCGGTG